AAAAAGGGATGGTATCAAGCCATTAGTGATTTAATCCCAGAAATGCAGGATTGTGAGCTTGCGGACTGGCAGATTAAGCGATTGAATGAATTGGGATATTTGCCAGAAAAAGCCTTGATTGATATTGGTAAACAACTCATTAGACAGGCTACAGTTCGGGAGTCAAACGATCCAAGTTTTACTATCGTAGGGGGTCACTGTAATTCCCATTCTCCCATCCTATTAATCCCCCGTGCGGGAGCCTGTATTAAGAACATTTTACCGACTCCACAAAACAAGCCTTGTCCAACAATTCGAGCTATGGCGGGTGTTTCGACCCATTGGGCGGACATCGTACAGGGAAGTCAAATCAAACGGATTAGTCAAAAAGCGACGGCACGGCTCCAGACTTTCCCCGACTCCTATCAATTCCCAGAATCCAAAACTTTAAGCCAACAAATAATAGGAAACGCCGTGCCTCCGTTATTGGCTAAAGAATTAGGTCTGGCAATCTTAAAATCAATTAACTAACCATGAAAACATCAACTAAAGCCAAAACCAAACCCGCTAAAAAAGGATTTCAACCCGCCCCTAAAATTCATGACAATGACTTACATATATTTTCTTGTGAGTGCCTTTGGTATGACTCAGAAACCGACGAGGAACTATTGACCGAATTGTGGACAGTCAAACTCGATAAACGACGGTTTCGGACTGATGTCAGGCAAGCCATTATTACGGGGTTGATCTATTGCTTTCTTGAAACACCGGAAGCAACGGAACGGCATATTAACAGGGTGTTTTTTTGGAATAATAAATCCCGTGCCTATGAGCCATTAGGGGCGGTGTCTGACGCGCCGATGGACGGATCTAGTCCGGTTGATTTTGAAGCCGATCCGGTGGTGGCTTATGAGCGATTAAAAGCCCTTTGTGTCGAGATCGAAGTTATCAAGGTTGACGATTGCTTTTGCTCTTGACTAATTTGATACTCAAGATGGGATGATCACCCATTATTAATCCAATATCTGACCAATTCCGAGAGGGATAGACTTCTTGATGATGCGATCGCCTCTAGCCTTTCCCTCTCAATCTCTGAAAGCATTACCAGAATAGCCTTTTGGCGTTTCTCGGCTTTTTTCCATTTACCCCTTGACATATTTTTAAATTTTATATATGATTTAAGAATAACAAATTTACAGGGTCGCCGCCAAATCGGGCTGAATATGAAAAACTCCACAACCACTGTCACTCAACTTTCTAAAAGAATCGCTCAACTAAATAGCTTGATTAGCAAGTTCCCCCGCGTCCGAAGCCTAATTCGGAAGTGGGCTTTTGAATTGACTGTTTTAGAGGGGCGGTTAGAAGCCCTGAAAGCGGTGGCGGTTGTGGAGACTCCAAAGCAGTTAACTATTTGGGATATGCCACAAAAAATTGACTGGTTTTTTCCTCCCCTTGTGGGGTCGGAAAAGCAAATTCAGTGGGCGGATAAACTCCGCCGTGATTTTGCTGAATATTATTCTTCTCTGGGTGGCGAACCTGGAGGTGGCGAAATCAAAATCAAGAAAGCGGTAGGCATTGCAGTTTCAGCCAAGTTCTGGATCGAAAACCGCGATTTTTGCGAAAAAATATCTTGGGAAAATATGACCAAGGTTTTGAGGGAATTGGCTGCCTTGGTTAACGAATGCCAACCTTGGTATAGCGATTCCGATCAGTCGGAATTTAAACAAATTCTGAAAGATAAAAAATCAATCCTCAGATTATTGAGGATTGACAAAGCAGGGATCGTCGCCTGTTGCAATCAACAGAGTCAAAACAGACGCTTCAATGGATAATTTATGGGCTGGGTGCGATGCCTTAAATCCGCGCAAAAGTTAACGATATAAAGGTAGGAAAAATGAATAAAAAATTGGTTGATTTGATTAAAATTATGCCTAATCCTAAAGCTACTTGGTTAGCTCTGGAAATGGGATTGCTAAATGATTCGGATGATAAATTTATTTTAGGGGGCGCGATATTAGAAACCGTCCCCGAAAACAAGCGAGGCAATCCAAAAATTATCTCTGCGATATATGAAATCGCAGAGATAGCCTTAGAGCGTTATCAAAGCATTTACAAAGGATTGCCCTCAGAATGGAATAATCATCGCTTACAAGTCAGAAAGTCAGTGTTTGGATGGTTATTATGACTCAAAAACTTTTACACGCCCGTTACTGGAAGGCGGACGGTACCGGAGAAAACCGAACATCCTACGACCCCCACGGATTCGGGTTAAAAACCCTAGAAACTATGGATGCCCTGATCAATGGCTTAGGCTTAAAACAAGTTGAGGGAGTGTCTTTGAATGGGGCTCTTGTCAATCATCACAAAGCCAAGCTCGCAGATATTGGGCATCAGGTTCATGTCGCGGCAACCGCCGAACAGTGGGAAGCCGCGAAAAAATATTGGGAATCAGGGGCTTTTGATTAAGAAGTTAAAACCATTGGGACAAAAAACATGAACGCACTAACATTGAAAGACTTGGTATCTCAAACCGATAATTTTGAACCCGAAGCTATTGAATTGGTATTAAATCGCGTTGATGAATTTGACGCTTTGGGTTTTGGTATTGACGTTGTTGATTGGGAAGTCATAGGTACTGGCAACAGTAAACAGGTCGGAGTCTTGTTTGATATGAAAAATGACCGCTATGGCTACTACACCGATAATGGTCAAACCGTCTTGGTTAAGCTAGATAAAACCTATACAGAATTATCTGATTGGGGTAATTGTTGGGATGATTGCCCTGAAGTCTTGAAAAATTGGGATTAATTGATCAATAATTGAGATCTCAACTTCCTAAACACTCAGAAACCCCACAGTGAAAGGGTTTAACTACATTAGACATACCTTGGGGTGGTAGGGGTCGCAGGTTCAAATCCTGTCGCTCCGATAGACGCAAAAGCCAGATTCTATAAAGGGTCTGGCTTTTTCCCGTCTGATGGTTGATAATCTTCTATTAGACAAGATTAGACAAAATTAGACAAGGTTAGACCGATAATTGATCATCAATTGTGACTCAGAAGAAAGCACCCAAGGGAAGCGTACAGGTCAAAACTACCATCAGTTCTGCGGGGGTGGGGTGGCTCCGGCTGGTTTGGAGTCACCAGGGCAAAAGATATTTTTTGAGCTTGGGATTGGAGGATAACCCCCTAAATCAGATGGTGGCACAACGGTTGGCTTTGCAGATTCAAGGGGACTGCGCCACGGGAAACTTTGATAGTTCCCTAACCAAGTACAAGCCACAATCAGAAATGGAAGTTAAACAGGCGACGGTTTCAGTTGTCGGATTAGTTGAACGGTATTTGAATTACAAGCAACAACAGATTGAATCAGAAACGCTTTATAAATACAATCATTTCTTGCCCAGGATTAAACAATATTTTGGTAATGATAGCCTGACTGAAAAATCCGCTTTTGGCTTTCGTGATTGGCTGCTACAACACAACGAACCCGCCACAGTTAGGGAAAGAATTGTATTCTTAAATGCTGTTTATGAGTGGGGTATTAAGAAGCAATTAGTTGAGGTCAATCACTGGACTGAGGTATCGGTAAAAGTTCCCCCAAAAAGAAGATTAAAACCTTTCTCAATTGAGGAAATCAAACGGATTTTAGAAGGGTTTGCAACGGATCAATATTATTCCCATTTTCTCCCCTACGTTGAGTTTTTACTGGGTACAGGTTGCCGCCCGGGTGAAGCAAACGGGCTCCAATGGAAACATTTCTCAGAAGACTGTGGAGAGGTTCTAATAGCCTGTAAATTAACGGTATCCGGTGAGCGGAAATCGACTAAAACTAATCGTGATCGCTTAATTCCACTTCCCCCTCGCCTTCAAAATATTCTCAAAGCAATCCGTCCGATTGACCCCGACCCGGAGGCTCCGGTTTTCGTCTCCTTGACTGGATTGCCAATTGATTCCCACAACTTCAGGAATCGGGCATGGAAACAGGTTTTAGCTAAGGTTGGCGTGGAATATAGAAAGCCCGGAAACTGCCGTCATACTCTGATTTCCCACGGGTTATCACAAGGGAAAAGCCCTGCTGAAATGGCAGAACTCGCAGGGAATAGAATTGAGACTATTTACAATAATTATGCTGGGAGCGTGATCCACCGACCATCTTTACCAGTATTGCTCCCAGATGACGAATAAATTCCATAATCTGTTATAAACTGGGGAATAGTTATATAGGATATTTTTTTTATGAGACCCCACGAAAACAGACAAGAGATTAAGGCTAGACTCAAGCCAGAAGATAGAGAAAGGCTTAAAACCCTAGTTGTAGGCATGGGTTATCGGTACTGGAGACAGGAATCTCCAGAACCCGCATGGACAGAGTTTTTGGAGGCGATCGCAACGGGCGATATAATTCTTTACAAAAAAGTCGGGGGAGGCGGTTGACATTTTGGGATAAGTGGGGTACAGTTATAAAAGTAGAAGGTTGAAATAAAGGAACAAGACGATGACCACTCAAACCGAGCCAACTAAAATTTACTGCGACCGGAAATTTTCACTTTACGACGTAACACCCTGGACAGCCGCAAGGCTGACGAATTTCTTTAACTTGGTTGACGATGGTGAAGACGTGAAACGTGCCGTCAATGGGTTGAAAACCTGGAAAGGTAGTCAGTCCTACCGCTTGACAATGAGTGACAAAGCTTCGATTGATTACGTTATTGAATGCTACGGTTAAAGATTAATTAACCGAGTAAGGTGGCTGCCCTACTCGGTTGCAAGTCAATCATTTAAGTCAATTAATTAGAAGTATACCATGAAAGTTAAAGTCTATTTCAATCTCCATAAGAGATGTTTTTCGGTAGTCGCCCTTGAAGGTGAAAATAAGGGGCGGGTAATAGCCCACGAAACAGAAGTTAAATTAATAAATGCTACATTCAAAGTTTCTGAAGCCGGACGGCAACGGGTGATCCGAGAGCAGCGAAAAAATGTCCACGCTTGCGTTGTAGGAACATTGACTGACACAGTGAAAAACTGTGATCAAGCTGTTACTTACAACCCCTACAAATACAACTCATTTGTATTTAAAAAGGATGAGTCTCCTGTGTTGACAGCTCAAAGTGTTCTACTGGTCAACAAGCAAATTTTTATCAACTAAATAGGAGAATATTATGGTAAGCAAAGAACAGGTCAAACAATCCCTTGAATTGGCATTAAGCCTTAGTCGCTCACTGGGGGGACTAACTCAGAAAGAGGCGGCGGGGTTTCTTGAATTGGTTGACGAGATTAACAAAACTTTCAGCAAAACAATCGATCCTGAAGCCCATGAAATTAAAGCTGAAATTAAAGCCACTCACCCCATTGATTCTCTGTTAAAAAAAGGTAAAGTTGAGTTACCGCAGGGACGCTACAAACAACTGATTCAGATTCATGACGAGCTTTTAGTCCTCAAGATTAAATTCTTGGGTGCGAAGCAAAAGTTTGTCACTCAGATCACATGGTTTCCCCTTGAGTGGAACGGCGACAAATCCGCCGCGTTGTACTTGTCATCCTCTGAGTGGTCTATCGCTCCCATAAAGTACCGAGATGACAACGATTTGACGGGCGAGTGGGAAGGATTTGATCTTACTGAGTTCATGAGTATGAACTGCCCAGAGTTTGATCAAGACGAATATTGATTTCATGGGAGGTCTTACCCTCCCTCCAAGAAGTAAAGCAGGAGAACAAATTATGCTATATCGCATCACCCGAATCAAAACCGCACCCGACAGAAAAGACCGTCAAGGGTATTATTTAGAAGCCTTGAATGAGTTAGAGGCTTTGACAAGATTTCATAACCAATTCCCTGAATTTGTAGGGGAAGAATTAGAGTTAGAGGAATGGAATTAAAAGACCTCTAATTCAACTTAAAACTAACCAGGGAATATAAACCCCTGGTTTTTTGCTGTTTATCTAATCACAGGGACAGGAATAATCCCCATCAGAATGCCAGATATTTCCTGAAACATTCGCGTAGTTGTTTGCGTTGCGTCAATTATAATCCAGTTATTTTGCCTAGCCAATTCCAGATATCCGAAGCGAACCCGATCTAAAAAAAGCAAGTCTCGTTCAACCTTGTCCAGAGGTTTGTCGAGATCGCGGCGCACCGCCACCTCAACAGGACAATCGAACAAAATCACCATATCGGGATCAATTCCCCCCGTTGCCTCGTGATTTAGCTTCCTTAAATTATCTAAATTAAGCCCGTGTCCATATCCCTGATAAGCAAGCGTTGAATCCGTGTATCGATCGCACAATACCAAATCAGAATCTTCTAACAAATATCTAATCGTGGGATTGTGTTTAATCCTATCCTTCAGGATTAATTTAAGCTGCTGCTCCGGTGTCAAAAGCCCATTCTTTAATTCAAACCGAACGTCATAATCACAGGGTTCTCTTGTGATGTAAAACTTTAACTTTAACGCCGTGAAATGATCATAAAGTTTTTTAACTTGAGTGGTTTTGCCACTGCGGTCAATACCTTCAAAAGCAATCAATTTACTCATTTCATCCTCATCCAATTTTTAATCAAATCATCTTTAATCATACTCTGTTTTACTAATTCAATAATATGCTCCTTAGCTTGTTCCAAAGTTAGGTTGTCAACATCTCGCTTAATTATTGCGAGTTTGAATTGTTGCTCGGTTGTTAGTTGTATGGGTTGCATTTGTTTGATCCTTTAATTGGTTGGTTTTGGACTATATTACCTCTGGACATCGCAATACTATAGAGAGTTGATTCTATATATAGATTATACCCAGAAATAGTTGTTTTGTATCCGCCTGATACAGAATTAAAAATAGTTTGTTTTACCTGTTGACACCTGTTGATGTTTTGTGTAGTATTGGAAAAGTAGACAGCAGCAATCAACGCATAGAGGACAAACGCCATGACAACCGCAACCGTAACCACAGCAACCCAGTTGATTGAAAAAATCAATTCTGAAGAAGAAGAATTAGTCATACTCTTTTTTAATCTCCCTGAGATTCATAAAGATTTTCAAATTGAGGGGGTTGTTCCCCTGACCGATAACTGGCAAATTGTTGCCACGACACAGTCGGTAGTAAACAAAATTAATCCGGCTGAAAACCGGAAGTCGGGATGGTTTGACATCCTAGAGAAATACGTCCCCGAAGATCAGTGGAACCTGTCCGCTGATGACCAGGACTACCCGGTCACTTGGTACCCTGTAGTACCGTTCGACTGTTGGTATATGACCGACAAAACTTTTTACCAGCAAGCCACATCTGCGGCCCTGGAAATCTTGAAGGGGCTCAAGCCCGATAAAGTGCCAGAGTGTTATCTGGACTTAGTTTAAGACTAAGACAGCGACCGCAGGTTAGCCCCTGACTGGGTTCGATTCCCAGTGGTCGCATTCCCGAAAGGGATATCAACAACTACACAGAAGGGACAAGACAATGACACTAGCAAAAGGACTGAAAATCTCCTCAGACTACAAAAAGGCGGTCGGGGCTTATCGTAGCCAGATGACCAATGCTGGTTACGTCCTGAGTACCTTTAATGGTACTGACGTATTTATACACAAGGATTTTCTAGCTTTCGCCAAGAAAGCTGAGATGTATTCGGATTTCCCCGATGGGGCGATCCTAGAATATGTTTAAGCGATCGCAGCCAAGCGAAAGCACCGCTTTTGATTCAGAGTATTCTCGGATTGACACACTCGGTTATTAAGGAGAATCATGAGAACATTTGCATTGTTTACAAAAGAATACTGTCCTTTTCGAGTCGGAGAGTGGGTTGAGAAGACTTATACCAGGAAAACAATCTGTTATAAATCTGTAACTACAAGAGCGGAAGTCGTTATAGAAACTGAAATCGATCCAAGCCCGTTCGATAGATGGATCGGGGATTATTGTACGATAATCAATTTAGATGTCAAAACAGAAACACCGTTAATAGACCAACTAGAGAGAGCAAAATCATGATTAAATTACTTTCTGCTATTCCTAACTCCATCCTCTCCCCTGGAGATGGGTTTGAAGTATTGGTTTCTTCCCTCTCAGATGAAGATGTTAAAACAGAACTTTCAAAAAACAAATGGGAGTCATGCGTTGGGCATGACTCAACAGCTAAGTTATTCTCGGAAAAACTCGGATTAGATATTCAATTTAACCGCCAAAATATCATATTGCTTCCGAATGAAGCCTTGATTGTGGGAATGTTTACACCGCCCCGTCGATTGGGAGAGGGTGAGGTCTGGACGGAAGAAGAAATACTCGCAATGCCCATTAACTGGGTGAGGGTGGTTAAATACCCAAAAGGCTACTTGGTCGCTGTCCCTTCTGTGGAAGCGATCGTATAAGGAAGTACGGACGCACCGAGTCCAAGAGACAGAGGTGGCATTGCAAAGATTGTGGAAAAATGTTTTAAAATCAACCCCTCTAAATATTTAGAGGGTTATTTTTATTTAGTTGGCTTGGGATTGGTAAGAATGCCTCCTTTTGGGGAACTCTTAAAATACTCACTTTCCAGTATGTCAAAAATACTTGCCTGTCCATTCTTGTCTCTTGGCAATTCTTTTGGCGGTGGTTTTATAATGTCGTCATCACAAATAAAAACAAGGTTAATTTTCTCGCCACCATAATAAGACTTAAACGCTTCAGTCAATGCGTTTGAATGGCGATGAGTAGATGCTAGTTCTTTTATAGTAGAGTTACCGATCTTTATAATGGCAACCCCTTCTACAACAGCTATTAAACGAGTTTGCTGTCTAAAAAGGGCTTTTGTACCCCGTGGCTGCACGTTATCTAATATCGCCTGATAATCAGGAAAGTGATAGGCTATTTGACCCCCCAGTGCTGTGAGTTCTTTTAGTGCGGATGCGTATCTATCCTTTGTTAGTGAATTCATTTTTTATTAATGTTTACTCATGGGATTAAACCCTCTAAATATTTTAGAGGGTTATTTTTTGATTAGCTCATGCTCAATATAAACGCCTCTTGTTCATCTTCTTACCACTTATTATATAATAATAATTATTCCCCTGCAACAATGCAAATGTTCAGGGGATTGAGTCAACCTTAACTTAGTGAGCAGGTCAACTATGAACAATAATACATCAAAGACAATTACTCAGGAAAGGATTCTCAAATCCCTAACTAAAGCCGGAAATTATTTCTTTGATCGTCCAGAGGTGATGATCACCGAGACTTTAGCGAGTATCGGGTTAAAGGGTCAATTTAACAATAAAAACCCCATTAGTACCAAAGACGAATTAGAACTCGCTTATCATGGTTTTACCGACCCGGAACAGATATTAAAACGCCTGTCACGCTATCAAGATAAGAAAGGCTTAAATAGTTTTGAGGCTATTAAAGTGGCGTGGGGTAAATCGTTTAGGCACACACTAAGAAAACACTGGGAGCGCCGGGATAAAATACTTAACATCCAAGTGAATAATAATATAAGCGGGTTAGAGCTTGAAACCGTAAATCTTGGGGATGTAGCGATTCAATACCATTCTCAGATTGACGAACTAAAAACATTACCCCGTGACTTCAAAATACTCAAGAATGAGTGTCAATATGTTGCTGAAAGGTTCTGTGATGCCGTTGAAAAATACAACATGACTCTATGGTTCTTTGATGAAAAACAAGACTGTTGGGTGTCAGCAACTATTGAGCAAGTGATCGTTAGTTCTGAATTAAAGGATTTAGCAATTCCATCAGAAGACAAATATTATATCAATCAGAAAGAACTGAACGAGCGCGGCGTAACTACCCAAAAACCAGAATTAGATTGTCTTCAGGATAAGATAATCTGGGAATTTCATCTCATATTAGCCGATGAATCCTATCCAGACAAAGATTCGGGCTCTATTTGGTTCTGTGCAAATTTGGGGGATGAAAAGCCCTCAATGTAGATTTAACCGTTTTAAAAATCAAACCCTCTAAACATTTAGAGGGTTCTTTTTTTGATTAGTGACTAATAACTAAAGTTGTGGTTTCTGGTAACTTCACCCCAGGATAGGTCACTCGCCAAACGTCATGAGAATATAGACGTTTATGTTATAATTATAGTAATTCCCTGCAACACTGTCAATGTCCAGGGAACGAGTCAACCTAAACACTAAACAGCAGGTCAACTAATTTAAACAATTACTTTACCTTATTTTAGCAGTAATTTAAGCCACGTCAAACAAACTTAATTGCTTAAATTCCGGTTGCTTTAGTTCCATAATTTCTAACTCTGTTTCTGAATATTCCCTGGGTTGGGAGATGCGATCGCAAGCTATATCAAAGTATTCCTTTTCCTTCTCGATACAAATATAGTTACGTCCCAATTCTTTGCAAGCCACCGCAGTTGTGCCACTGCCACAGAAGGGATCTAAAACCGTTCCATTCTCAGGGGTAATCAAAGTTATTAAATATTTCATCAGATGACGGCTTTTGACTGTGGGATGAGTGTTTGCAATTTCTCCACTGTTTGACCTGTCACTAGGAGATGCCTTGGCTTGGTAATAGACGCTAGGGATGGTTTCGGGGTCAAAGGGGAGTTGCTTAAAGAATCGGGCGGCGGTTCCTATATCACTATGTCCGAAAGTGGTGTGAGCATATTCTTTTCCCTTAGCAACACTTTTAAAGTCGCTGTTATTTCTTGGTCTATCACTACTCACACTAAATCCACTTTGCTCACCAATGACCGTCACCGGACAGTCATGGCTATGATTCTCGCCTTTACAGTTGGCTCCACAGGATAGGATTAAATTGGCGGGGTAGCGACCTGTTGTTCCGTATTTTGCTGCGTTATTTTCTCCGTCCCCATAAGTTCCCCATGATGCTGTATTATGATTTAGTCTAGCCAAGTTATCATCCGTCCCAATCCGACACGCCTCAATATTCAAACCACCAACCCCATGTTTTAGAATATTTCTAGCAATACTTGACTCACTGATAGGCTTCTGTACCAACCACCAACCCTCAACGGCTGGCTTCAGTGCTGGAGTTTTCCAACCGTCGTATTGTTTTGCTTCATGTGTTGCGGGTGCTGTTAGAATACCCGCGTCACCACTGCCTAACCTAGAGTTTTGCTGTTCAGGGTTGAAGTCGCTATTAAAAGCATATTTATAACGTTCACCTTGTTTTCTCCCTACGACTTCCCTCTCAGCCCCATAAATAGCGTCTATATGCTTACTAATATCCTGTGATTTTGGAAAGCCGCTACCAAAGCAGTGGTGAACACAATCAATTAATCTAAACCCTGCTAATTCTAAAGCCATTCCTGTCCAGTGAGAAGTACGGGGTAAAGACCAAACCAAGCCACACGCTCCGGGCTTCATTACCCTTAAACATTCCGCCATTATTTCAGATAGCCAATTAATCCAGTTAAGCATACCCCCTTTATTATGGTCAAAATCCTTATTCATAAAGCTAATTCCTGCGGGCGGGTCACTTATTAAACTATCAAAATAATTATCAGGAATATCCTTTAAAACTTCAAAACAATCACCGTGAATAATTTGATTAAGCATAATAATATTAATTGCCATTACCTATTTATATTATAATACAAACCCAATATCTTCACCAATAAAAAACCCAACAATCAATAAGATTCCTGGGTTAGTATCGTCCAATTTCATCAGTGTGCATCATTATTATAACATCATATTTCATCATTAACTATTGCCGAAACCAAAGGTTTTCTTTTTGGAAATAAATCTTTAATTGACCTGACAGCATCAGTATAACACTGACCGAGATATGTCCCATTATCCGTAAAACTAGCGCGGGTCTCGGCAACAGCCCACCATCCAGACCGACTCCTGAACTCAATATACCAATAACCATAGTCGGTATTTTCTCCCGTTGTTTGGGATATTAAATTATTTAATTGTTCCGTTTTTGTTCGCATTCGCAACATCATTTCCTCTCTAATTTTTCCTTGAAGTTCCCAGATATCTTTTTTTATAATGTCGTTCATCTGATTAGCTAATCTCATCTTATGCCTTGAATCCGTAACATCCTCGTATTCGCTTATTAACATTTGCAACGACTTAATATCCATGTTCTATCACCTCAAAAGTAACAACGTTCCACTTTAATTCTACCTGTTCCCTAATCCATTTATCCATACACGAATTAACAAAAACTTGATAATCTCCCCTAGAATTTAGCCAATGTTTAGGATATTTATCCTTCAATTCCTTAATCGTGAAAATCTCCTCAGATGCCGTCACCTCCCTGTTGAGTGCTATTAACTTAATTATAGTAGAATTTTTCATAATAAAAAGGATTCTTTATTGGTCAGGATGGTGTTTAACACTTTTTTTAAACTTATTAATAACTGCAATAGCTTTTTTATATTCTAAATTCAGCTTCTGATTTTTTTCTTGTAATTCAGCTATTTGATTACTAATACTTGAATTACTCTGCTCTTGTAATATGGTTAACTTTTCCTTTAAGTTAATATTCTCAGTTTCGATTTTGCGAAGATTGGTTTCTCTGTATTCAATCTCCCTTTCAAGAGTCTTAATCTTCCCTTGAAGTTCCACAATTATTTTAGCATTTTTAATATCAAAAATTCGATTAATAGCAATCCCGATTACGCTACTACCACTCAATAAAATACCAGTGACCCCCAGGACAGTTTGGACGGTTTGGTCTGGTGGTGTGGTTGTAGTAATCTGAAGAAAGGTCAACATATTAGGACTTATAGGTATACTTTATAGATAACACAATTCCCACAAGAGTTGAGAAAAAATTCCCGCAAATTAAAGCAGAAATATTCCCGTTTTGTTCAATTCCTATGGCTCCAAAAAAACCGAGAACAAACAACACTGAAAGGATGTGGCAGATATTCAATAGCAAATAGCAAGCCACCCAAACCGGAGAGCTAACATAATGATTTTTTTTCAACTTATAAACAAATACCCAACAAATCACACCGCTAATCCCCACCCCCAACATCAAGGCGTTCAGGAAGTCTATGCTTTCGTTTACGAAATAAATGGAAGTTTTTGGCGGGGTAAATATCACCCCAAAAAACCCTAATAAAATCATCACCAAGAAATGATGATTAAAAAACAATGCTTGACCCAAATACTTAATCTTAAAAACTGGTTTCTTGTATCTCTCATATTCAATCAACGTCGGGAAAGTCCTGTTTTTTTCTCTTTCTTTCCTTAAGTTTTTTGTTCCGTTCATAGTAATGCTCCCACACCAAAAACAACGATAGAAAACTGATAAAAACCTGAATAACTAAAGTCGAAACCTTGATATATCCAAATTTTTGATAGCCAAATTTATTTAAACTATCAAATATCAGCATTATACCACTGTTAATCAATAGCGTTGAACTCAAGTATTTATTTAATTTTCTATCATCAAAAAATAAGAAGATGCCATTAACAATAGAAATTAGTCCGGCAAAAAATAGCAGGAGAATATAGCCAGAATTGTCGATTGTCAATGGCATATTATTATTGTACTAACGGGTCGTTGTCCATAGATTCAAGTGCGACTAATTCCGCAGCTAATTTTTCTTTATACTCCTGCTCAAATGCGTCAATAAAAACAGGAACAAAAGCCTCAATAGCATCGTGTAGCCCTGGATATTTAGCTAGTGGAATCTTGATAATTCCGCTTTTATTTGTTGGGATTGTATGACCCGTTTCGTGGTCAACCATGACGATTACATAACAAGCCTCGATAAACTCTCGATTGACCTTTCCAGTTTGAGGATTTGCAGTTTCAAACTGTTGACGATAGACAATTCTATGCTCTTGGTAACTCATTTTTATGCTCCTATTAATCCGTGAGTTGTCAAATCATCAATCAACGCTTTTACTCTTTCAGCTAATTGTGGAAGAGTGACGGTTGACGTGGCAAAAGTTGTGCGGGTTGCAGTTCCCGTTGGCGCTACCCATCCGGTTCTTCTAGTAGAAATAACCTGGGTTGCGTTTAAAGACAAAGCACCTCTGAAAAAGTTATTGGTAATATTTGAATCACCAAAAGACATCGTATTTGAGCCGTTTCCGGTAGCGTTACAACCAAAAACGTTCTCATTGGTTGCGTTTTGGGTTCCTTTTGTCGATGCACCTATAAAACAAGAGTTGTTGGTAACAGAAATTTCTGTTACACCGTCAGACTGAAATCTTCCTGCATTATCACCAAAGGCGGAGCAGCTACTACCTGTGGTATTAGCCCTGAGTGAATAAGCACCAAAGGCGGAGCAGTTAGTGCCTGTGGTATTAGCCTGGAGCGAACCAGCACCAAATGCGGAGCAGTTAACCCCTGTGGTATTAGCCCTGAGTGAACTAACACCAAATGCGGAGCAGCTACTACCTGTGGTATTAGCCCTGAGTGAATAAGCACCAAAGGCGGAGCAGTTAGTGCCTGTGGTATTAGCCTGGAGCGATTCAACACCAAAGGCGGAGCAGTTACTACCTGTGGTATTAGCCAGGAGCGAACTAACACCAACGGTCGTATTTGAACTTACCTCCCCTGCTCCCCTCCCGACAGGAATTAGATTATAGGAATTAGCACTTATGGTATCCGCAAAAATAGCCCCCGTAATTCCCAAGCTAGCCGCACGAATCGCACCCGTTGTGGGACTGGTAGAAGTTGTTGCACTGGTTGAAACTAAGTCACCTGTTACAGTTCCACCGGACAAGGGTAGGTAAGCTGCGGGTAGTCGGGCAGCATTCAAGGTTCCGGTTGAAATATTAGAAGCATTTAAACTGGTTAATGCTTCTCCAGAGCCAACATAGCCAGTAGCAGTAACTGTTCCTACCACATCAAGTTTAGTAGTAGGTGTAGTTGTACCAATTCCAAGACTTCCCCCATTCAAATAAGAATTTCCAGAAGCGGTGAGTGAAACAGTTGGTACGTTTACTGAACGAAGGGTCAAAGTTCCGATGTCATTTGTCGCGCTTGACCCCTGTAACTGAGCAACCGTAAACGCACCATTGGACACAGCAAAACCATTAAATTGATTGCTGCTGACGACAATAGCAACCCCCCCAACATTAATAGTATTTGCAAAAATAGCACCCGTAATTCCCAGGGACGCACCACGAATCGCGCCCGTAGTGGTAGAAGTTGATGCAGTGACACTGGTTGAAATCAAGTCCCCCGTTACTGTCCCACCCGTTAGGGGAAGGTAAGAATTAATATCAATTGAATAAGTCCCGTTCCCTGTTTTCTTGAGAAATCCTGGGGTGTCAGATAATGCCTGAATTGCAATTAATTCATTCCCTATACTATTAGTCGAAACCGCAGTTACTTGACCTTTGGCGTTAACAGTGACAACAGGAATAGCACTGACACTACCAAAACTGCCAACATTGCTATTGACTGTCTGCAACGTCATCACACCCGAAACGTCAGCACTCCCATCGAAACCACTAATCGAACCAGTTATATCCCCCGTCGTTGAAATTGTCCGGGCATTTGTTAGTTTTAACGCCTCCCCCGCCGTTGCCGAGCTTGATATTTCAACATAAACAGAACCCGACCATCGGTAGGTTTTGTTGTTATCTTCGGTGACATAAATTTTGCCAGTCTCACCCGCAACCGGAAACGTTGCAAGGTTAGCAAAATTCAAGACATCATCAACATAGGATGGCAAAACCGATGCTGAAATTGTGCCAGTCGCGGCGTTAACAGCCGTTAAGATTGTATTATTGGAAGTTAATGATTTTGTGAAACTGGCAACCGTTGGATCGGTTTCAGCTGTAATCACATTCCTAATTAATTGTCCAACGCCCATCTAAAACCCCCTTATTAGTTCAACGGATGCCCCTTCTGGAATAACGATTGTGATGGCGGGATGTCGCGCGGGTAAGCATGACTCCAAGTTAACAATATCGTTTATTCCATTTGTTGCTGTTTTTGTCAGCCCATTAATTGCTACAGTTCCGGTTAAAACAGTCATATAAACATAACAACTACCTGCGGGAATAGTTGTTGTGCCTGCTGTTAAAATCCTCCAATCTGCTGTTAAGTTGGTCGTGGGCAACTCAACCGGAATCCTGTTATTAGAAAGACTGGGAATCTTGGCGTTAATCGCCGTTGTGGTGACTTCCGTGGCGAGTTCACCGCCAATATCCCCCACAGCTAAACTAACAGCAGCTAACTGCCCTATTGTTTTTTCAATATCCGGATCTGTTGCATTAGCTCTAGCCAATAAAGCCGTTTTTCTTGTTAGTAAAAATTCTTCGCTCATTCTATTTCCGGGGTTAAAATGTTTTCCATATCATTGCCTTTGTATTTTGCTTTCCAGTCTCTGATTGCTGTTTCTAAATCGTCTTCTGATACCTCACTAAGTTGGTCTAAATAATTAAACCCAGGCAAAGTATCATCGGGAAATATAATGTTTTCCATTTAATGCCCTTGCTAATTCGGATTCAATCTTGTCTTTTGAAATAGAACTTAAATAATCCAAATCCTGAATTTCTTGGGAGTTGGATTCATCATGTTCTGGGTTTAGCTGTTGTTTATACGGGTCAACATAGAATCTAGGCCAGATAATTCTATAAAGCCAATCTTCTCGACTGTAGCCATGTAGTGCTAATTCAAGATTGAAAATATGTTTAAATCCCGATGATAAACAAGCTCTAAAATCATTAATCAATCTGGCATGGGCACGTTCTGGCCCTCCCGATATTTCCCTCGCTCCGATACTGGGAAACCCTAACATCCAAGGGGGGATTCTTGACCGTCTGACAAATCTTGCCATAAAAAATTGAGCAGATTCTAATAGGGCTTTGATGTCAGGGTTGACGTTTGAAAGTTTTTTAATATCACCTCCGTTATACATAAACAGATCGGTTAAAATCTTGGATTGCTTTGCGGATTCATACATTATTTTATACTCCTCCGCCTGTTGTTCATCATAATCACACGGGAGAATATGAACATTTGGATTAATCCCGATACTATGCGCGGCTTCGGCAATATCATCAAGGATTTGCTCGATTCTGCCCCAATCCCTCAGACATTCAAGAAACAATCCCCTGCCATATAAAGTGTCTCGACGATAACGCCAATGTACGACCGATATGGGATGAAATTGGATAGGATCGGGATCTCGCATTAATGCCCTTTGCTCATATCCCAGCAACTCACCTTTCTTGGTTTCAAGTCGGAACATCTCCCAAGTTGGCAACAATAAAAGCCGTTCAATTCGCATCGCTCTTGTATTAACCCCTAAAGACACAAAAGCGTCACCATAAGCTAATAATCTTTCCCCTATGATTTTAGGTTCAGAGGGTAGGATCACTTCTCGGATAACTCGCCTTAATATTTCCTGAATTTTGGGATCTACTTTGGTTGTGTTGTCGTTCAAAGTGTCGGCAATATCAAACCCTTGATCATCTCCATCGTGGCTAGTCCATGCGTCACCATTGATAGCGTCGTAAGCTGTTGCAGCCTCCGAACAATAGTACCTAAGTTCGATTAATTGCTTAGCGAGTGCAGGGCTTCTAACGGGGTTTTCAGGAATTTCTAAATCATAATCCCGACCCTCTTGAGTTCTATCGTCATAAGTCCAGTTTCTCCACCCAGAACGAGAGCGTTGTTGCCCTTCAATATCTGTTCGATTCCAAAAAGTTAGGAGTCGCCATATCTTTTCTAAAAGTTGGTTTCTCCCTGGGGTTGGGTAAGGCGATCGCATATTATTAATAGCCCTATTATTTGTTTAATTCTATCACAATATTGTTAATAATTCAAAAGATTAATGATGTACAATAGAAAAGAGAAAAGCCGGAGTTCTCTAACTTCTCCAGCTTTTCTCAAAAAACAATTTTCAAACCCAGTATAGGAGGGTTATATGTCTAGTTTAGCACTGTCTGACAATTATGATCGGTCTAAATCTCCCTTTGACTCCATTAAGCGCATTGACCGTGAAGGCTCCGAGTATTGGTTAGCACGGGAGTTGATGAAACTCTTGGGGTATGGACAATGGAAAAGATTTGCTGATGCGATTCAACGGGCTATTGTGTCATGTCAAATTCAAGGAGAGTTGACGGAAAACCATTTTACCGGAGCCGACAATCTGGTGAAACGCCCACAAGGAGGGGGAAGTAGACAAGAGGATTATAAGCTATCTCGTTACGCGGCGTATCTCATCGCGATGAATGGCGATGTCCGCAAACCGGAAATCGCTCAAGCTCAATCTTACTTTGTTGTTAAAACCCGTGAAGCGGAAACCGTCATTCCTCAGCAACACGATGAATTAGAAGCACTCCGACTGCAAGTCCGAATTGCCGAAGCCCAAGCCAGTTCCATGAAAGATCAGCGATTTGTTTTAGAATCCAGTGCCTCTATCGTCACCATTCACGGTGCAGGAATGTTAGCACTCATTCAAGGGCGACCCGAGGCGGTGGTGAGAGAAACCGAAACCCAGTTTGAATCGGTTGTTATGAATGAAGATGGCAAGCAACTGGCTGTATTCCGTGGGAAGTCATTGGCTCAACTTGGCAAAGAATTAAAATTCAAGTCTGGCAAGGAGTTGGAAAAATGGTTAGAATCTTGCGGACATGATCATCTAATTTCTAAAGCAATGCGTCCGGTTCAAACGGATTATATTCCGGCTGAATCTGTTGAATTGGTTCGGGAATTGTGGGCAAATCAAAAAGGCGATCGCCAAATGATTATTGGTGAATAATTAACAAAATGCCCTCTTAATTAAAACCAAGTATTAAAAAGGGTAGAGGTTCAGTCTCTACTCTTTGGTTGTAATTAATCTTAGTTAAATTAAAGGTTTTGAGAAGTAGACTATGGCACATTATTTGCACAAAGAAGACTACAAAATTGTTATTAATTGGTTAAAAACTTTACCTAATAACTACGAAATTAAATCTAATTACCTAAAGAAACTAGGGTTTAAGATGGAAAAACGTACACGCATTTGTAGCCAATTAGCTAGATGGGGATTACTTGAAAAGATCAAAACTCTATCTGAACACAATGGAAATCAACACAAAAGCACTCACTATATAAAAACTTTTCCACAAGATTTTGACACGGACAATTTTTTAAATTCAAGAGGGGAGAATTGTACTAAGCCGGGGAAAACACGGTTTCTTGTTAATATAGAAAATGATCTATTAACAAAACTTGATGCGCTAATAGCTCAAGGGGGTGGGACTAGGAGCGATATCATAAACAGGTTACTGCGGGAAATATAATTACAAAAGGTTTTGCTGCATCGCCCTATAAAATATCCTTACCAGAAACCCCAATCCATGTCGCTCTAATCGAGTTTAATATTTCATGCGCTCCACTACTTGCATCCGTCAAATCATTAACCAATGGTTTTGATGAACCGTCAAAGTTGTGCAAAGCGTTAACATATTGGTCATTCCATGTTCCTCTTAACAGAAACACCCGATCATTTTGAGCCGCCGTTGCATAGGGTAAAGCCCTTTGAATCTTATCCCCTTGGGGTCTAACGGGTTTGCACCTAAATCCCTTGAGTGATGTCTTAATTTGTTCCATTGCCATTATCCCCGCACTCCCCGGCTCCTGTTCCCAACCGACTATCACGTTTTTCCCATCTCGTTCGGCAGTTTTACGGATTAAATTAATAGCTTCTGCCGGGGTTGTGCGTTCCCAAATTGCATCTAAAATCAGGATAGATTTATCTTTCAACAATGCCATTTTTACCCCTGCGGTGTAGTAGCTTAATTCCGTTTTGGTAGCCGCTAAATCCCAGAATCGCACAACTTTATTAACAGTATCTAATTCAAATTCATCGGAAACATTAAACCAACTTCTATTAAAGACTACTCCGGCTTCTGGTTTGATTTTCCAGTTTCCGAGTAATAACCTTTGCTTGTCAATCTCATGCAGTGCGTAAAGGTTAGCTAAATAATCTGGGTCATTATCTAATAATATTTTGTTATCATAAATAGATGCAGGAATAAAAGTTAATGACTTTGGGGGGATATGGGGATATTTTGTTGTTAATTCAATCTTAGAATCTGCCCAAACCAAATCATTATTAATCCGAACAAACCACCGCAACAAACCGCTTTTTTCTTTAATTGGCAATCCATCATCCCCAATCCACCAAGCCAACAAATCAGCAACCCAAGATTCAGCATCAGGGTTACAAGTTGCCCTGACCTGTGGCTTGATTGGGAGCGTAGTCCGACATCTTGATAATAGATACCAAAACTGTTTCTCGGTGAACGTACAAAGCTCATCAAAGTACAGTCTAGCTATCTGGGAACCATGCCACTGAGTTAAGGTTTTTTCGTGTTGTAAATGAGCAAACTGGATTTTTTCATTCTTAGGAAATATCCATCGGGCTTTAACTAAATTAGCTTCACCCCCTAACAATGGATACCAGCGTTGAGACTCATCAAATAAAGCCCCAGGGTTGAAAATCTCAGGAAATGTACGACGGAAAAATACGCAATTATAATTAGGAACTTTACCAATAAATCTGATAGCGTCAATCAAACAGGCTGCACTCTTCCCCCCGCCCGCAGCCCCGCCATAAATAGCAATATCGGCAGTGGTTTCATAAAATGCAGTTTGGGGGCCGGGTTGGGTGACAGGAAAATCATCGGGGTTAAGAGTAGATCCTAACTGTCTAGCTAAAGTATCTTCCCTTTCCTTTATAAATTTCTCGGCTTTTAATAGTCCTTTTATCCCCATAATTAACCCGGACTTGTTAGTGCCACTTCTTGCATTTTAAACCCTAATTTATAACCATTCCCTAGATTTTCTTCTTTAATCTCAGGGATAGGAATAATCACATTACATCTAGGAAAATACTCAATTCTTTGACCAAAAATTACCTGATAGGGTTCGGTAGTTGCAGCCTTGGCACGGGTTCGATTTAATTCAATTAGCGATCGTATAACGTCATCACAAGTAATCTCATACCCAGTCCTGGGGGGTGTCCGTCTTTTGGTGTCTGAATATTCGACAGCCGCCCAAAATAAACTTCTACCTTGTGGTGATAAATGACACTCAATTTCCCATTCAAGTCTAGGGGTGAAACACTGACCCCGAATCA